CATCGTCTTTTTCATCTGGATCAGGAGTTGGTTCTTCTTCCTCTTCCTCTATTTCCGGATCATCAAGTTCATTATCAATAACAGGATCTACTTCTTCTTCCTCTTCTTCCATACTGAAATCAAGAGCTTCAAAGTCTAGATCTTCGACTGCTAGTTTGTCTTCTTCTTTTGCCATATCTGAATATATGTAGTTTAAGTGTTAGTTGTAAAATTATTTTTTATAGTCTTGTTGACCTTAATTATATAGCATTAATTTTTAGAGGGCTTATTAGCTTGCTTACGTTTGATCTCTAAATCAACTCGTTTAAGCGCTTCTTCTACTCTATTAGCACGTTTTTCTTCGTCTATACGTTGCTGTTCGAGAGCAGTATCAGCAGATGTGTCAGCTGCATTAGCTGCAAGCTTCATAGCTTCTACTTCTTTTTGTCCTTCTACTCTTATTAATGCCTCCTCAAGAGATGTTGCATTCTTACGGAGTTCAATTTCTTTATTTTGCTGCATCTCCATAAGCTTAGTCTCACGTTCAGCCTGAGCTTCTTGTTGTTGCATTTCAGCTATAGCCTGATCTTGTTTAGCCTGTGCATCTTCTGCTGCTTTAATCTTACGTTTGATCTCAGCAAAGTTATCAGAGTCCAGTATATCAGCTACAACAGACATTCCTCCGTCGTTTTGGATATACGCCTGAGCCAGGCCTTTCATACGATCTAGGTTTTCTATATTCTTTCTGGCACCGGATACAAAGACTCCATACTCTCCTTCTGAATATGTATCTCCATCTAGACTAAAGAAGTTCTGCGTACCATCAGGCATCAGGTATGTACCTTTTTTACCTTTCAGCCAGACCTCTTTAGAGTTGTCTACCAACCCTTGAAGATTACGTTGTTCAAACCTATTGTGTTTTCTAAAGTAGTCTTCTGTGATATAAGAGCTTTGAATGATACTTTGCTCATTAACACCTTTACCATCGTATGTATCTACTTGCCCCTGCCTTTGTCTAGGCACACCGGAAGCGGCTTCCCACTCAAGTTTTACAGAATCAAGAAGGGTTATGTACTGCTCAATTGTACGAACAGACAGATCCAGGGCCTTTTTAGCTTGAGGATTCCACTTCTTACCTTCTTGGTTATAATCCATCCAAGCTATACCTGTAGTCTCAAGGAACGTCATAAACTTAGTGATATCCCAATCTGCAGGTATACTAGATAGGTCAAATTCTGCAATGATATCTTTAGACTTAGCAATAGATAGTTCTAACCGGTACTTGTAAATATCATAAATAAGCTGATAGGGTATGCCCATCATTACTAATGAGATATTAGCAGAGTTACGGTTAGAGTACTTTCTACCATTTACCGGAAGCTTACAGGACGATGGGTTATCCATAGATCGGCGCTGATTGTCCATAGGCTTGATCTCCTTATAGATTTTATTATCTATACGAACACCTTCCCATACTTCATTAACCCAGAACCAATCTACTGATTCATTCTCGGCCGGCTTATACTCTTCACTTACTATACGATCTTCTGGTAAGCCTGTATCTTCGTCTATGTACGTAAGAAACCCTACTTTCTTGTAGGACTTCCAGTATACTTCCATTACCTCTATAAGAGTATCATTATCATCAATTTCTTCATCAAGCTCAGTAGAACTAAACGTTAAATAGCTTTCTCTGTTAAACTGAGGGTCTTCGAGGTAGTCAATGTCTTCTTCGTCAAGATGTTTACTCCATCGGTTTACAATAGATGTAGCTGCCATCAGTCGTCTGACTACACACCAATCGCCATCTTCTACAAACTCTAAATCCGGATCTTTATCATAATCAATGTCCAGGGGATTAATTACCCTGTATTCAGGCTCATTGTTATTCGTGCCTATAAAAGCGTACTCTTCACCAGATACTAAAAAATCCTTCCATAATTTCTGATGCTTATCATATACTTCACAGTATTGCTTAATATAGTTTAAAGCATGTTGGCCGAGCTCAGATCGTACATCTTTATAGTTACGTCTGAAAAAGTCAATCTTTTCTTCTACTGTAGCCTGAAGCTCTTCTTGCTTAGCGTTCAGCCCGGATGTACGCTGTAGAGTAGCGTAAAATTCATCGGTAAGAGCTTCCATCAATGCAGACTGTTCACTCTCTTCTCTCAAAGTGACCGTATCAGCATTAGTAGCAATAACCATTGAGTTATCCGGTCTACGAGCTTTTTCTCCAATAAGCACATCTACGATAGGTTTTATAATATTGTACCTTTTTAGGTCTGCAGGTACATTCTTTCTTTTACCTCCACCGTAGGGCTGTAGCACATATCTATAATCCTCTTCATGTTTGTGCCCGTTATAGTAATCGTACAGAGATTTAATGCTATGAGCACGGCCAGAATGTCTACTGAACGTAGAGAGTTCAATAAAGGCATCAACTGTCTCTTCTCTCCACTCATCATCCTTTTCAGAGAGTGAAAGCTTTTGTTTAGGTATCTTAGTTAATACTGATTTGTCTACAGCCATTATTGAGTCATTCGGTTAAAAAAGGGATCGTCAGTTCGTTTGGGCTTACTAGGTGCTATTTCGTAATTATAAAGCTCTTTGTCATAATACATACCAACCATAAGCGCACGTACCCTGTCAAAGTTACCTTTTTTGTTGTATTTAATCAACTCTTTAAGAAGGCCGGTATCATAGATGGTATGTAGTATCTTAATATCGTTACCTTCTCTGTCTTTTCCAATTACTGTATTAAGCCAGTCTCGTACATACAATTCTCCTTGATCAATTCTAGGAGTTGTCATATGCATACCGTATTGTCTGCTTACTTTCTTAGACTGAAGTTCTTTCTTATCAAGCATTTCGAACTCTTCTTCCAGATACGCAAGCTTTTTAAATCTCTTAGCGTATCCTATCACATCTCCCCGATCATTCTCAAACCCAATCTTAGCACCGTAATACTCTGCTAACATAAATAGATTCTTATTGTACTCATCCTGACTAGCGGGTCGGCCTACGTAAGATGCTACAATGGATCCACTGAATGTATGAGAAAAGTTGTTTGTACGCTTTATTACATAAGCTGCACCTAAAGACTCCTTATCTGTAGAGCTATCATGTGCGTACGGGTCATGGCAGACTATATATAATCCCTGAGGTATCTTTCCCTCTTTCGTTTTATATGGGGATTCTTTAATACATACAGCTCCAGTAAGATCATCTTTCTTGCTATGAGGGTATGTTAGTATAGGCTTAGCCGTAGCGCTAGGCTTGAACTTAATCGTATGATCAGCAGCATGGAATATATTGCCCGGAGTCAGCATAGACGTACGTCCTTGTGCTTTCACCTTATTATACTGAGCATTAAGTTCCTGTGTTGGGAACAAGTTAGCATCAGAAGAAAGTACAGCTTCAGAAGGCTTTTCAGCGTGCTCTGCTACATACTGTTGAAATGCCCTTGCAGAATCACCTTTCTTTTTATTAGCACGTTCTTTCTTTTCATACTCTATAGCACCTTCTCTATCTGAATTACCATCGTCATCAATGTATCCATCAAGGTTAAGATTATTAGGATGAAAGAATCCAGCGTCTGTACCTTCAGCACCATCATCCCATATATTATCAAATACCAGACAGTCGTACACAGAAGGCCGTTCGTGTAACGCTTCTGCAGATGTAAAGTCAGCTCCTTCTGTACCACCAGTACCAAAAGCGATCATTATACCAAGAGTCTTAGCACCTTGCTTTACCAGAGGCATAGCGATTTCCCAGGCGTCAAGTAGTTCAGGAAACTTACCGCTCTCTTCCCATAAGATAAGCTCTCCAGCGGCACCACGCACAGCATCAGGGTTATTGTGTAGTGATAGGCCACCTATAACACTTTGCCTTCCTTTCTCAATCTCCTTACCATCTACTTTTTTCTTATATCCGGACTTTTTATAATCAGATTGATCTTTAAGCTTAGGCTGTCCCCAAGGAGTATATTCGTCTACATGAGACATAAATTCCCATGCTTTATTCAAGATAGCATCTTTACCCTCTAGGTATTTACTATCCCCGCCCAGTACGAAATTCTTACTTCTTTTCACGTGATAGTAATTTCTTGCACACAGAGAAGCATTTTTATAAGAGTACCCTTTACGCCTGGCTTTCAGAAGATTAAGATGCTTGTTCATCTTACGAGCCAGATCTATAATTCCAAAGTATAAAAAGTCTCCGTCGTAGAAGGCCGGAAAGGTATTCTCTCGTTTAGATACTGTCTCACCTTCATTGTTTTCTACATCTACTGCCCGGTCAATTGGGCAATAGTTTAAATAGAAATAGTGGTAACCTGTTATGTATACACCGTTAGGGGCTGTATACCCATGAAGACACCTGTCTACTTCTCTATCCCAGTGAGCTTCAAAGTCTTTTTGTTCCAGATAAGGATCTAGATGGGTGTAGCATTCATGCTCTTTAAAAAAGTTAGCTGCAGGAGAGAGTAGATGAGTATCCTTAAAGAACATATTATCGTAGTCTATATGAATACGATTAAGTTCATCTATTTCAATAATGTCATCTAGACTCTTGGTGATATTATTCATTGTACTTATTTATTTTGTAACCGCCACGCACTTCTACTTCTTTATCTCTCTGCTTTTTAACTCTCTCTTCAAGCTTCTCTAGAGAATCAGTAATTTCACCCATGCGCTCTAGAGCTCTAATCACATCATTAACCTTATGTTTAGGCTTTCCCTTCTCATCCTCATCTGTGAGATCTACACTCTTTAGGTATTTAATGATGGTATAGCTTCCCTCTCTAGCACTTTGAAGAAGCCTTACCGGAAGCGTTGTTACCATTTCCTGATACCTTTTTGCTGCTTTCTTTACGGTTTTGTCAGGAGTATATTTCTTATCATCAAATACTGCTGATCCTACCTTAGGGTATCTTTCTTCTTCTTCTAAAGCCTGATAGGGAGAAAGCGGGTCATACATGAAGTATATCCAGGCAAGTTCTTTACAAGCCTGTAACTTCTTCCTGCCTTGGGAGTCTCCATTGCTTCCCCTATCTCTGGCTATTAAGTCCCGGAACTCTGGCAATGCTCGTACTTCCGGGTTTGGTACGGCATAGTTGTCTTCTACCTTCAGCAGCTCTATCATGTAAGATCTTTTCTTGAGATTCCAAATGTGAACTTATCCTTTTTAGTATAAGGAGTGTCAGAGTGCTCGATCTTCTCAGGAAAGTCCAGAGATTCAGCAAATGCTTTTATAGAGACACTCATCGTCTTAAGTAACACATTAATTACTGGGTTTTTAAAATAAACTCTTCTATAGTTTAATTCAATATCTTTGTACACGTCCATAAGCTGTTCTTGTAGACGATCTAAGATGACCTCATCTTTAGGTATTTCAAAGCTGTTGTAATTCTTATTCATCTTCAAGTTGTCTTAAAGTTTTACCATTACTGTTTTCTTTAAGCTTTTTAAGCCTATAAGGATGAACGTCAAACTTACCAAAGTAAGGCCACCGTATTGATTCTGCTTTTCCTCGTCTAAATACATGAGCCGTACACTCTGGTTGACTATTAACTGCTTGACGTACTTCTTTAAGAGTTTTATTATGCTTCCTTGCTATAAACTCTATTATGTCTTTTTTATCCATTTTAAATGAAATATGATACTTTTATCATTATTAGGAACTAGTATAGGATGGATAACATAACCATCATCTATCTTCTTAATAGCTCTCTTATCATGCATTCTCTTTATGTAGTTATTAAGAGTATTGAAGTCATCTCTACCTAGCTTTTCTGCTACCTTCTTCTTCATTTCTGTAGAAAAAGGATTTAGCTTTAGCCCGGCCTTTCTAACTAGCTTATGCTGATCTATGAAAGCAGCTAGTACTTCTATTTCAGTATCAGTAAGCCCAAATATGCCATTTAGCAACTGTATATACTGAAAAGTACTACTTATTTTAACATTGGTCTCTTTACCTTTCATCTGTCCATATTTAAGTTGATTATGTACTTGTTATCCTCGGTTTTAAGTATCTCACATTCTTTAGCGGACTCATTAAAAGCGCCCAGGTAATCATCAAAATTATTAACAGCTCTTGCTAGATGGTTAAGAAACGTAGCTAATTCTTTAGATGCTTTTCTTATCTCAGCTACCCTCTTTTCCATTTTAGCATTCTGCTTGTTTAATATAGATAGCCGGCCTTTTATCTGCTCGTAGGTCTTCAGGTCAAGAGATACTTCACCTTGTATTTCTAAATTATCATCTACAGTTACCATAGTAAAAGTGTTGGATTAGTGCCGTCAGTGTATTCCATTGCACATATAGGCTTATTGTTTTTAGCTAGAGTAAACATATGCCGTTCTTTCTTTTTGGCTTTGTTAAATAGGACTTGGTAGTTTACTTCTTGATCACCGCTAGCTCCTTGTATGATGGGGTTAATGATACGGTTAGCATATCCGTAAACATTCTGAGCAAATGAACTATCCTTTTTAGGAACACTTGCTACGTCATGAGTGAATTTATTGTTGTCTTCCATATTGATTATAAAGTTATTGTCTTCTTCACCACGAAGATATAACAAAGTCCTTTATAATACAAATATTAAAGGTTAGTTAGTAAATAGAGTAGTAATTGTTAATAGCTGATAGGGAGGGAATCGAACCCACATCTAACCAGTTAACAGCCGGTCGCTTTACCTTTAAGCTACCTATCAGTATTGGGTTTAAAGACGATAAGTTACTTATATCGTTTATACACCCTATAATTGGGGTGACTAAGGAGATTTGAACTCCCGCCAACAGGGACACAACCTGTCATGCTACCTTTACACCATAGTCACAGTACCCTGTAGAAGATTCGAACTCCTATTACCGGGGTAGAAACCCGGCGCACTGTCCAGTTGTACTAACAGGGTATAAGAGGAAGTCAAGGGGATCGAACCCTTACATGCCCAAATAAGACACATCATGGTTTTCAAGACCAATAAGTACGCCAACCTTACGGACTTCCTTAATCATCGTACCCAAGATGAGAGTCGAACTCATAAACACCGGATTTTAAGTCCGATAGCGTTGCCAGTTAGCTTACTTGGGTGTTGAGGAAGACACTGGATTCGAACCAGAAAGCTTTCACTTCCGACTGTTTAGCAAACAGTGCTCCAGACCGACCGGAGATTACCTTCCATTATATGTACCCAGGGTGAGACTCGAACTCACAAAGGTCAGTGCTTCTAAGGCACCATGCTCTTCCAATTCGCTTTGAACCCACCTAGGCATTTGCACAGGAAGCTAGATTCGAACTAGCACTCATGGGTTTGGAATCCATGTGACTACCATTATCTTATTCCTGCGTGTGCTGGAGAAGTAGGATTCGAACCTACAATACGGGGGCCAAAGTCCCGTGTCCTACCCTTAGACTATTCTCCAATAACTAAAAAAGGCCTCAATCTGTTAGGAAAGAGGCCTTTATAGGGGCTTGTTGGTCAGTAAAGTTCATATACTAACTACATAGCTCGGCCTCCTCGCTGTCTGAGCGACCATAAAGACTGATTACTATGTAGGTGTTGAATTATCATGTCTCGATAATAAGTAGTTCTGTATACAAAATCAAACAGATTGTGCATATTTATTAAAAGTACCTCTAGAAAGATTCGAACTTCCGCTTTCTCCATGTAAGGGAGACCGTCTACCATTAACATATAGAGGCAATATTTATATTCACATAGATATGAGTATTAAAATTAAAATACAATGTACTCTCTGCAGGACTTGAACCTGCACTCAAAGATTCGTAATCTCTGTTTCTATCCAGTTGAAGTAAGAGAGTATATTATACCCGATCCGATATAATATTGGCTATAATCAGCATTTTATACCTTACCGGGTATAGTACTCAGGGTTGGAGTTGAACCAACGTGTACCTACTAACCTTTCTACCGTGTATCAGACGGAGGGTATACCTGAGCATATGAGACTTCAGAGGGATTCGAACCCACGTAACAGGGGTTGCAGCCCTGCGCCTAAGACCTCTCAGCCATGAAGTCATTGTGGGCCTGGCTGGATTTGAACCAACGCATTACGCTTTATGAGAACGCTGCTCTACCAACTGAGCTACAAGCCCTTATCTAAAAGAATCCTGGACTACTTTATCTGAGGCTTCTTGAAGTTCTTCTTGTGTTCTAGTATTGCTATCATTAGAGTCCATTAGGGTAGTATTAAGGTGCGGCTAGGTTTGTTACGTTTTGTGAGTGCTATAGTATCTAGTATAATCATAAGCATCATTAAGATCTAGTCTTATCCTTAATAAAGTGCAGGATACCGGGTACGATCCGATAGCTCCTACTTGGAAGGAAGGAATGTTGCCAATTAACACCAATCCTGCGTGTTCAACCTTATCAGTTGATTTTGTATCTTTTCAACTATATAGGTTGATAGAGCCCCCATCCGGTAACGATCCGGCTTCCTCAGTTTACAAAACTGAACCTCATCCAGTAAAGGCTTTGAAGGCATATGTGGATGGACAGGGAATCGAACCCTGATCTTCTGCTTGCAAGGCAGACGTTCTTGCCAATTGAACTATCCTCCCTATTCTATCATAGTTAGATGCACTTACATAAATCATTTAGCGTCCATTAAAGGGTTAATAGCAGTCTAGACGGGACTTGAACCCGTATCTACACCAGTGACAGTGGTGTGCTCTACATTAAGCTACTAGACCGTTCGACATTATCGTAATAAATAACTAATCATCACTAAGGCAAAAGCTATTATTTCAATCCACCATATAAAGTACCTGTTTTTATATAGTAGTGCAGTTGATATTGCTAAGACTGCTGTGGGTATCCACATGCCGTGTATCACCCATAAGCCTATAAACATAGCAATAATAGCTCCTACTGTACCGACTTGGTGCACTCTATCTGTGTGTGCTGCAGAACTTTCATGATCAATAGTGATTCCTGTAAACATTAGACCTGCAGCTCCGAGAAATCCATATACTTCCATACCCTGAAAGAGATTAAGAAAAGCTACAGACCACAAAAAGGCCAAAAAGTACCATCTATCATTGCCTTCTAAGTAATACGTAGATGCTGAAATACTCGTCAGCTTACCATACCTCTTATAAATAAAGGCTACATAGATCGTAATTACCAGTATTTGCAGTAGTGTTATAATAGTATACATGTTATCCGGATTAAGTTAGTGGAAAGAAGTGGAGTTGAACCACTGCAAGACCCTGGGCTTCAACCAAGCGCTCTACCTACTGAGCTATCCTTCCAATATTGTCAGCCACCGGGGTAACGATCCCCGTTCCCCGGTTTAAAAGACCGGTGCTTCACCGTTAAAGCTTGTGGCCAGTCTTGTGCAGGAGGGTGGACTCGAACCACTTATCCTCTCGGCAGCTGATTTACAGTCAGCGGTGTTTCCCCCAACATACCTAGCTCCTACAAAGCCACCTTTTATTGTCTTACCGGTTCTTACCGTACTCTATCTTTCAAGAGGGGTTATTTCATGTGGAACCCTGTGTCTAGTAGGCTGGATTCGAACCAGCGGATTATCTACCTTCCAAAGGTAGCGAGTTCAACCGTCTGCAATGCTACTAGTTTAAAATAAGAAAGCCCGCTTGAAGTCAATCAGAGGGGCTTTGTATCATCATGCTGTCGTCAAAAGCATAACTACATACAAAGCTCCCCGGTCGGATCAACTCCTACTATGCCGGCAAAACGTTTATATGTAATATAGGTTATCATAGGTTATCATTAAGTATCAGTTAGTGGCGCACATGGGATTTGAACCCACAGCCGTCGAGTTATGAGCCCGACCATCTACCTTTGATTGTAATGCGCTCCGTCAAGATAATGTTATAGACTATGTGTGTCAAGAAAAAATATAAAAATTTTTTAGGAGTCCCACTTTTAAGGCTATGTTCTAGCTCCGTTAGCTAAACACCCCCCGTATGACTGCTCAATCTGCGGGGGGATCTTTTTATAAAAAATGGTGAGTTTGTACACACAGAGACCACCTCTATAGATGACCCCTACTCATTTACGAGCTTCAAAGTACCCCGGGGCGTAAAAGTTACGTCACACGGGTCAAAAGGTGCTTTGAATAAATTTAATCCCCTAATTAAAACGGAGATAGATATGAATACTGAATTCGTAAAAGAACGCCTAGCCAATGTAACAGTTAACATTGGTGATACCAAAGTGATAGCAGTTCGACCAGCCAATGGTGAGGCTGATGTACAGCTTGTGCTTGCCGAGCACATCCAACGCCCAAGTAGTAGGCGTGCTGTAGGTAACTTCATGGCATCAGCCAAGAGCTTTGGCGGTAACAGTGCACAGCCTGTATGGTTGAGCGCCACGTTTGCCGACCTTGAGAAGCTCTTACCACAAGCACTACCACAAGCACGTCAGTGTGTGGAAGATCAGGATTATGTGTCCTTGGACATACGCAATCCTATGCTTGGTGAAGCACGTCTTCGACTCGAGATCACGGAAACTCACAAGCCTAGTACTTGGGAAGAAGCCAATCTCAAGAAGAGCGCCAAGCAAGACGGTGAGGGTAATTACCTGCACTCGAATGGTATGGCGATCTTCACCAATGCTGATGTGGTAATCGGTGATCCTCAACACACGTTCATTCCTCACACAGGGATGGTCAAAGATGTGTATGAGCTTGATTACACCACCGGTGATCAGGTGAGCTCAGAAGCAACCGAACAAAGCGCCGAGAAAGCGCAGAGTAAGGAGAAAGAGCTTACTGCATAGCCAGAAGCCACAGCATAAATTGAGTACGGTACGGGAGTCTGATAGGCTCTCGTGCTATTTTATTTGCAGGGGTAGTCACTAGAGATCATATTCCTAGATTTATTCTTTTTTCCAGCCTGTTCGCTAGAGATCGCTCCTATAATTGGGCTAGAGATTGCTAATCAGGTCACTAGAGGCCTAATTCTAGTTAAACTTTAGTTAATCTACTCGTTGACCAGGACTCACACAGGGGTTATTCACCTAATTCCCACACTACCTATTTTCCTTTATTGTACTAGTATTACATTATTGCACACGATACTCTTACAACAGTACCCACATTACACTCCTTATTCACACCACTTAACATACAACTTAGGAACACTATCATGAATAAACTAACAGATTTTGAGCTTATAACTCACGAAGAATACAACAAACTTGATGATCCTAACTTTCTAGGACAAACAAAAGTAATTGATAACAAGTACTACATGTGTTGGGTAACCAAAGATGGTAGATTTGTTAAAACAGAATCTACATTAATTCCAAAAGAATTACTTAAAGAGACTTTTAATGAAGAGACTTTTAAAAGATCTTCTGAACAACTAAAAAACCTAGAGGTATAATTATGTCAACAATGTCAACAACTCAGATACAGGAACAGATAAATGAACTACAACATAAACTAAATACACTTAAAACTGCAGAGTGTGAGAAAGCTAAATTTGGGCCTACGGATTGGGTTTTTATGGTGGGCGTAAAGGAAGACTATTTTGGGTTTGATCTTAATGACCCTGTTAGGATAATCAAAGACCATAAAGACGGTGACTACTGGCTAGTAGATCAACCTGGTCGAAAAAGCACATCAATGTGGTCTCCATATGTAACAGTAAGAAAAGATCAAGTAGTGCTTAAAGCTAGAGCTGAACAGATACAAGTTTATCTCATCGACGTGTGTAAAGAACTGGGTATTTGGAATAAACCCATGTATAATACTGAAGGTCACATTAGAGATAGAGATCAGTATTCAGAAAAGTATGACATCCAAAAAGATAGTTTAATGAGCTCTTATGGAAGAGTTTATTATAATGGTACTTTTGCAAACCCTTTAACTACAACAATAACAATTGGGGATTATAAGTGCAAAAGACTTGAAAATGGAGTTAAACTAGGATGTCTACATGTTCCGAATAATCAGTTTGATATTCTTATACGCATCATAAAAGATGGAGGTGCAGCATCTGTATTTAACTTTGTTAGGCATTTAGAGAAAACACATAGACCTCTCAAACTGCTTAAGCAAATCAGAGATCTTCCGGTTATAGAGGAACACGTGAAGATGATAATATTAGAAAGTAGGAGCAGTAAATCGCAGGCTTAGCAGCCTACGATTTACCTCTTTTTAAATTAAAACTAATATAACACAATAGAATATTATGAATTCAGAAAACAGGTTTACTAAAGAGGACATAGTAGAGTTTGTAGAGAAAGGTGTAGAGCTTTTAGATAAAGCAAGACCTGATTGGTATAAAGAAATAGACATGGAAGCTTTTTATATATCTAGTTGTCAGCAATGTATATTAGGCCAATTGTTTGGTAATTATACGGATGGCACCATCATGCTAGGCGTATCTGGCCATGCTTACGAGCACGGATTTGATATTCCTACTACTCTTAGTACTGATGATGGTGTATACTTTGAGTACTTTGAGTACTTACAAAGAGAATGGGAAGGTCAAATTGAACAACGGAGGAACAGTGTCAAAAGATGATTTAACAAGAAAGCAAATTATAGTACTATTTGCGTCCGGTATAGTAATAGCAATGTTTGTTATTCCCATACTTATACTCATACTCTCAGCATTTGGACTATGATTAACCTAAATAAACTTACTGATCATGAACTTAGAGAACGTGCTAAGTCTTTAAATAACACTATTAGAACCTTACATAAGATAGGTGACCAAGATGGTGTTGAAGAGGTGAGAGCAGAACTCGACTTGATACATCAAGAGCGAGAAGACAGATACATGAAACAATATAGCCCGGAAAAATGGAAACCTTAGCAGAGTACACAATACACTTCTTTACACTGGCATTTATAATCTTACTTCTGATTGTACTATTTCAGTCAGAAGAGCCTGGTGCAGGTGGTGTAGATAGCCAGACTAACAAACATAACAACTAATAACTAGTGGAGGCACATGTTACTTACTTTAACTTATGTATTTATAGCCCTTATCATAGGACAGTGTATAAACGCACTAAATAACATTAGAAAGTTGAAAATATATAAAGAAGACCCTTACATTGGTCCTTTTTACGAGAAAGAGAAGTTTTCTTTTATAATGTGGTTTAGTGTAG